GAACTCTTTGGCAATCCCCAAGACCCTAGTCTGAAAGGCACGGGTGCTGTACCCCTTGCCAACATAATTGAGACCACACGTAAACCCGGTGTACCTAATGCGTACTCCAGTGCCTTGGTCAGCCACCGGGCAGGAGGTAACTCCCAGATCAGCTTCAAAGCATATGAACAGGGCTTTGAGAAGTTCATGGGGGAAGCTATAGACGTTGTCTGGCTGGACGAGGAGCCTAAGCAGGAAATCTTCAGCCAGTGCATCACCAGAACAGCTGATACCAATGGTATAGTCTACATGACGTTCACACCTGAGCGTGGGATGACCAATGTAGTCAGTGCGTTCCTGAATGACCTGAAACCGGGACAAAGCGTAGTCACGGCCACTTGGGACGATGTAGATCACCTTGACGAGAAGACCAAGACACAGCTATTGGCTGTCTACTCACCGGCAGAGCGCGACATGCGCTCCAAGGGTATCCCGGTGTTCGGCTCAGGGCTTGTCTATCCTGTCAGTGAGGAGGAAGTAGTCTGCAAAGACTTCGACCTTCCAGAGCACTTTCCAAGGCTAGCGGCAATTGACTTTGGTTTCGATCATCCAACGGCTGTCACTTGGGTGGCCTATGACCGGGATGATGACATAATCTATGTATATGACGAATACCGGCGGTCAAAGGAAACACCATTGACCCATGCTGCTGTCATAAATGCCAGAAGTCCTAGTATACCCGTAGCCTTCCCTCATGATGGGCTACAGCACGATAAAGGCTCCGGCATACAGCTAGCGCAGCAGTACAGAGACCTGGGCGTGTGCATGATGATGAAGCACTTTAGCAATCCGCCAGCAGAAGGAGATAACGGTAGTGGAAAAGGTAATAACTCTGTTGAAGCAGGGATCAGCGAGCTTCTGCAACGCTTTGAAACTGGTCGGCTACAAATTTTTGAGTCCTGTCAGGAAACTCTTGAAGAGCTTCGACTCTACCACAGAAAAAATGGAAAAGTGGTTGCTATCAAAGACGACCTTCTAAGCTCGATGCGCTATGCAGCGCTCAGTGTAGAACGATACGGGGAGCAGCTTACAAACAAATCTATGTACCGTAAATATAGTTACGATACAGAAATTAAATATTCAAACGTAGGGATTGTATAGTGGCTAGAGAACTAGACGATCAGGAAATCATCTCCTTAGTAGAGAGTGAGATCAATGGTAGCTCTGACTACCTAGATTCTGAGGTTAGCGCCCAGCAAGCAACTGCTATGGAATATTTCTATGGTGAGCCGTTCGGCAACGAAGAAGACGGTCGCAGCCAAGTAGTTGTCACCGATGTACAAGACACCTTGATGTGGATGATGCCCAGCTTGATGCGTATCTTCACGGCTGGAGAAAAAGTAGTTAAGTTCATCCCTGAAGGCCCAGAGGATGAGGAAACGGCAGACCAGGCCACCAATTATATAAACCATGTGTTCTATAAGCAGAACGATGGGTTTATGATCTTGTATAATATGTTCCTTGACGCCTTGATGCAGAAGGTTGGCGTGGTCAAGCACTACTGGGAAGATATTGAAAGTACCACAACTGAGTCCTATGAGAACCTGACGGAGCAGGAATTTTCACTGCTAGAGCAGGATGAAGAATTAGATCTCATTGAGCACACAGAAAGCATAGAGATCACGGAAGTTCCTGACCCAACGACAGGTCAAGCCGTAGAGCTGGAAATAGTTACCCACGATGTTACCTATACTAGAACCACTATGGCTGGTAAGGTAACTATAGAAAACGTACCGCCGGAAGAATTTCTTATCAACCGTGGTGCTAAGACTCTCGACGATGCTCGCTTTATTTGCCATCGGTCGCACAAGTCTAGGTCTGATCTTATCAAGATGGGCTACGACCAGGACGTGGTAGACGACTTACCTGGTTATACCGCTGGTGCGGACGACCTAACGACCAGCCAAGAGTACATGGCGCGGCATTTCTATGACTCTACAAGCATCTCTCCCAACCAAGCGGCTGATGATTCTGAAGTAATGATCATGGTCAATGAGTCTTACATGAAGCTGGACATGGATGGGTCTGGTGTAAGCGTCATGCATAAGATTTTAAGCAGTGGATCGGAAGTACTGGATTGCGAGCCCATTGACTATATTCCGTTCAGTTCTGTTTGTCCTATTCCGATCCCGCATAAGTTCTATGGACTTAGCGTGGCAGAAACGGTCCAAGATATTCAGCTAATCCGGTCTACCCTGACGCGAAATCTGCTGGATAACATGTACCTGGCAAATAACGGCAGGTTCCAGATCGTTGAGGGACAGGTTAATGTAGATGATCTGCTGACCAGCCGTCCCGGTGGTATCGTTCGTACCCGTAGTCTGAACGCCCTCCAACCGATTCAGACACCTGCCCTCCAGCCAGCCGCGTTCCAGATGCTTCAATATTGGGACGACATCAAGACAGGGCGCACAGGGGTCAATCCACAGACGCAGGGTCTCTCGGCAGACGTACTGAAGACACATGTGACCACAGGTGCTGTCACGGCGGCTCTGTCTAGCTCACAAGGGCGCTTAGAGCTTATTGCCAGGGTATTTGCCGATACTGGTGTTCGCAACATGTTTAAACAGATTTACAACCTGGTTCAACGCTACGAAAATCGGAAGAAATTAGTAAGGCTCAATAACACTTATGTCTCAATTGATCCGTCTAGTTGGCGAGAAGACATGGATGTCAATGTTGAGGTAGGTATAGGTTATGGAGATCAGGATATAAAGCTACAGAACATTAGTAACTTTGCCAGCTTGATTGAAAAAGTAGGAACCCAGACTGAGGGAATCGTCAGCGCTGATAACGTCTATAATTTAGTTCGTGAGATTGCAGACGAAATGGGTATTAAAAATGTAGACAAATTTGTATCCAAACCGCCGCCACCAGAGCCTAGACAACCTTCAGTCCAAGAACAGACGGCACAAGCCCAGGCCCAGGCGATGTTGATCCAAGCGCAGTCTAGTCAGCTAGCGGCAGAAGTGAAAGCTAAGGAGCTAGAGATTAAAGCTGCCAAGCTAGAACTTGAGCGCGTGGAAGTTGAGCATGACATGGCTATGCAGCGCGAAGAACTAAAGCTCAAAGGAATTGAGCTAGGATTTGAAATGAACTCTGACAAAAACATAAAGGCTTAGACCATGGCATATCAGAATTATATTGCTTCCCGTATTATCAGCAGTGAAAACGTCAGCAGTAGTGGTACTTCTGCCCAAAGTACTGCGGCTCCATTTGGAGCCACCATTGCTCGCATTGCTACCAGTGCTGTTGTTAATATTGTAATTAGTGACAATCCTACGGCCACGGCTGCTGGTGCCTTAGTTGCACCGGCTGATGCAACCTCCTTTGTAATCAAACCTTCAAGTACGGTGGGCGGCTCTGATGGTGAAAAAGTAGCGACTATTGGTACGGCCACTGTGAATATAACTTGGCTTGCCGGATAAGGGGAAGTTAAATGGCTACGAACAAAAAGATCACTGATCTTACAGAACTGTCAGAGGTAGACCTGGCAGATGATGATATGCTTGCCATTGTAGATGTCAGCGCGGGCACTACTAATAAAGTACGTAAGTCAACTTTAGCCAGTGCGTTAGCGGGCGTCAGCAGCATCACTGCCACCACCCCCATAGCTGTTGATGTGTCTACGGGGGCTGTGGTGGTCAGTACAGGTACTATTCCTATTACCAAAGGTGGCACAGGGGCGACCAGTGCCGCTGCTGCTCTTACTGCCTTGGGAGGCGTCGCTGGACCTGCCTCTGCAACAGACAATGCTGCAGCTCGTTTTGATGGCACAACTGGAAAACTGATCCAGAACAGCACGGTCACAATATCAGATGCTGGTGCCGTTACTGCTACTTCCTTGAATGGTATCCTTGGCTCTGGTACTCCCGCTGCGGCAGCCGTGACAACGCTCACCACAAGCGGCAGTATAAAGTCAGGTGCTGCTGGTACAAACGGGCATTTGGAACTTGCTCGCACATCCGATGGAGCGACAATTACAAACTTTAAAACTGATGGCACAAACGGAATTATTAACTCAGTAGCGGATACGATTATTCAAGTAAATACAACAGAAAAGGTCCGCGTCACAAGCACAGGCGTCGCTATAACCGGCGGCATCAC